GCTTGCTGGCCTCGCTCATCTTGGCGCGCACCGCGGGATCGGCCAACGCGCGCTTGCTGGCCTCGCTCATCTTGGCGCGCACCGCGGGATCGGCCCACGCGCGCTTGCTGGCCTCGCTCATCTTGGCGCGCACCGCGGGCGCGTGGTGCGATCCGCGGCGCATTAGGACGGCTCCTTCGCGGAGCTCGCCGCCGTCGCCTTGGCTTGCGCCGAGACCGCGAAACCCGACGCGGCGACGGCCGCCGCCTTGCCGAGTATTAAAGCCGTTGAAACCCACGTGACCGTCGAGACCCACTCGGCGCCGGAGAGTTTGCCGGTCCAGAGCATCGCGCTCGCGATCGCGCAAATGAAGGTCGAGAAGAACAGCGCGTCGTGCGCGCTGAGCGTGGAAGTTTCGCTAGCCATCGATCAGCTCCCAATCCGTCGCGAGGATCTCGCTCGCGAAAATCGTGAAGCTCCGCCGCTGCTGACCATCGACGAGCACGAAGCGTCCATCGCTCAGCACGAGCTGGCAGCGCTCCGTCAGGTTGATGTCGCGCTCGCCGTTCCAGGAAGAACGGCGAGCGCCTCGGCCGCGGCGAAGCGCAGGCAGGATCTTTTCGAAGCGCATCAGCGCGCGACCTCGGAGAGATTTTCGTCCGCGAGCAGCGCGTCGACGAGCTTGTCGATATCGCTGTCGGCGGCCTTGATGACGATCGCCTCGCCGTCCTCGCTGACGACGACGCCGATGCGCTTGAGGTCCTTCGCCGGCAGGTTCGCAAGCGCCTTCTTGATCGGCGTTTCGGTGACCTTGACGTAGGCGTCGGCCTCGTCGCCGAAAATCCTGCGCAGTGCCGCGACACACGCGTCCTGGTCTTCGATTTCGAGCCGACCTGGCTGCTTCATGAGTCCGACGCGGATCCCGTGCAGGACGCGCGTTTTCGGGCGTTCGAAAAGCTCGCGGCTGTCGTCGATCGCCTGACGCAGATCCTCGTGGCGCGCGCGCACGCGTTCGAGCGCGTTCTTGATGCCCTGCAGATAGCGGCGCTTCACCGCGTCCTGCTCCTCGCGGAGGCGGTTGAGGCGCTCGGCGAGCTCGTCGCGAGCGCTGGCAAAATCCTTGGTCAGCAGCTCGATGTCTTCCATCGAAGTTCTCATAGGAAAGTCCTGTGTCGGCCGAAGGGCCTGCGGGGGCGCGAAGGCTTCGGTCATGTCGGCAGCTTCAGCTGGCCGCGAAGATCAGGCACGGAGACGCGCTTCATGGCCGCGACCTGCGTCAGCGAGCACATGGCGCGGTCGTGCAGGAAGCCGCACGTCTCGTCGAGCTCCTCGGGCGTCTTCGCGAGGAAATAGCCGTGCGAGGGATGCGCGCAGACGTGATGGCCGTTGAGCCGAAGCTCGACGACGACGTCGCGCAGGTGACGCTCGTCGGCTTTGTCGGGCTCGGTGCCGAGGACTTCCCGGCAGAGCGCCGTCGCCGTGACGCCGTTGCGCTTGCCGATGTGCCGGGAAAGCACCAGGAGCAGCGCGTCGCGCGTGATGACCTTATTCGTCTGCAAGGGAGCCCTCCTTGATCGCGAGAATCCGCACGACGTCCTGCGGCGCGACGCCGGCTTCCTTGAGCCGGCGCTCGGCCTCGGAAATGCTGATGAGTCCGAGCTTCAGGTCGCTTGTGATCCGGTAGGTGACCTCGATGCGCTGCATGCGGCGTTCGCCATCGGCACGCGACTCTCCGCGTCGGCGCGACGCCTCGGTATCGCGCTCCTGCTTCGCATCGATCGAATCGGCGAGCGCGAACGCGATCTCGAACAGGTAGCCGTGCGTCTTCAGCGGTAGCTGCAGCTTCTCCGCATTGCGCTGCTCGATCATCCGCTCCAGAGCCTGCTGCCAGACCGCGAGCGGACACGCGCGCGTCACGCCGTTGCGCGTGACGATCTCGCGATCGAAGAACGGCTGTAGCTCGGTCAGCAGCCGGTCGGTGCGATCGAACGCGAGCGCGCGCCCGCGAGGGCGAAACATGCCAAGGTATTGCGCGAGCGCCATCGCGAGCGGCGACGGCATGCGCAGCGCCGTAAGCAGAGCCGACCGCCCGGCGTCGAGCGCGAGCGCGGCCTCGAGCGAGAACGACGCATTACAGCCGGGACATTTGATCTGCATTCGACGGCTCCAGCTTGTCGCTGTGGGGTTTTATGGGCGCTTGCTGTTGCAGGTCTTCGAGTAGTGCCTGCGCGCGGTCGCGATAGGCATCTCCTTCGGCCTTGGCGCTGCGCGCCGCGGCATATTCCTGCTCGGCGCGCTTGAGGCCGACGCGGGCGGTGTAATACGTGGCCCACGACAGCCCCGCCACGAACGCCATGAAAGCGAGCAGGAACTGTTCGATGACGATCGACCACCGCGTCTGTGGCGGCGGAGAGGGATAGCGAATAACGACGTTGTCGGACACGGGCGAATCTCCCCCTTCAGGTTCGATGGTGTGCGTCGTAGAACCATGCGCGCCGGAACTTCCGGATGCCGTGGAGAAATGGATCGATCAGGCGCTTGCCATGCAGACCGGCATCTGGAAGGTCGCGCTCGGCGCGCCGTTCGGTTTCGTGGATTGCGAGTGCGCTCGTGATCCGACGCTCGCGCAGCGGGACCGAGAGTTCCATGAACTCGTCGAAGCGCATGAAGTCGCCGAGGCCGGCATTGACGAAACGATCCGACCAGTAGCGCAGCTGCTCATCGGCATGCGGCTTCATGGCGCACCTCGCGTCTCGATCTCGGCGCCGCGGCGATAGCGTGTCCATGCGCGCCACGTGTCCCCGGTGATTCGGATGCGATGCCCGCTCGACGGCACGTGCTCGTACAGCACGGCTTTCAGGCCACCGTGCCGCGAGCGATACACGTTGATGACGCGCCGCCGGACGCCGTTGTAGCGGCTCGCGAAGACGTCGCCGGAGACTGGATCCCGGTACGGATCGCGGCGCAGTGCGGCGCGCAGCGCGGCGGGGGTGAGCGTCCAGTAGATATCTCGTGCCGACTGGCGGATCCGGATGACCTGCCCGCGGCGCAGGTACGTCTGTAGGGTGGCACTGATGACGGAGCACGGGACGCCGAGACGATCGGCGATATCGCGCGATTTGAGCGTCTCGCGTCCGAGTAGCGCTCGGATCTGGGCCCAACGGGTCACGGCACATCGTCCTGCGCGCGTGCACTTGCGAGCCACTGGTCGGGCAGGCACGAAATCCCGACGTCTCGCCCGTAGCCGTTGTTGAGCTTCCAGCACGTTACCTTTTCGCTCGCGTCATGGAATTTCGAGACGTCTTCTGGCAGCGCGCGAGGTATAGGCTTCGCGTCGCGTGCAGCATCGATAACGTTGGCGGCGGTCAGACGGCCGATGAAGAAGGCGAGGCTCGCTACGGCAACCAGCAACGTAGCTATGAGGATCTTCCGCGGCGACAGATCGTCGGCGCGTACGCGCGGATCATTCATCATTGGGAACCTCCTCCTTGATCACAGCCGCGAGCCTTGACGCCTCGGTTTTCGTCAACGAGCACAGATACGCGTCGAAGTCGGTTCCGAGCGGCGGCTCGGGCAACTTTGCGGATGCCCAAAAGCGGCGGTGAAAGAGCGTCACGCGCCGCGTGTCTAGATCGAGCTGCTGGCACAGGCAGCGGATGTAGAGGCGCTGGTGCGGCGTGCTGGACGGACCGCGGCGGACCGTTTCGGCTGGTCCGTTCATGACGTCCGCCCTTCCTGGCAACGGAACCGGGGAGGCCGCGGCCTAAGATCATTCGGGAGCGTCGACGCAATATCGATTCTGACCAAGGTGATTCGATCTGCGGCGGTTGCGAGGGCGTCGAGCGCATCGAGTCGATCGTTGCGATCGAGATCTTTCAGCGCGGTCTTGCACGCCCGAATGGCATCGCGGATCCGCTTTGTCGCCCGTTCTTTCACGGTCGCCATCACAGCCTCCCGACGAGCTGCCCGGTGATCTTCGGCAAGCCGAGATCCGCGGCGGCATTCATCGCCTTCATGACGAGGTTGTTGACGATCAGCGGGTACAGGTGCGACTCGACTTCCGGCGAGTTCTCGCGGCGCCGCGTGAGACGCGCACGCATCGCATCGAACGCGTCCTTTTCGAACACGTCCGCGAGCGCGACGCCAACGCGTTTGAGCTTGAGCTCGAGATATTCCTCGAGGTTGCCGTTGAGGCTCTTCAGCTCGGCGACTTCGCAGCGCCGGATGACTTCGCGCGCGTCGTAGTTCCGCCGTTCGTCGAGCTTGAGCTTCAGCTCGGGCTGGCCGATGAGGATCACGCCAAGCAGCCGGCGGAAGCCGTCCTCGAGCTCCCAGAAGCGCTTCAGCTTCTTCAGCGTCGGCGTCGAGAGATCGTGCGCCTCCTCGATCAGGAGCGCGTGCGAGACGCCCGTGTGCGCGCTCGACGCGAGGATGCGCTGCACCTGCCGTGCCTTCGCTTCGAGCGAGAGCCGAGGCGTCTCGGTCGAAAGGTCGGCGACGATCGCATCGCAAATGTGCGACGTCGTCATCGTCTCCTTGTCCGGGATCTGCGGCTGGATGACGACGATCGACTCGTTGTCGCGCTTGATCCGGTCGATGAGGTCGCGTCGCAGCGTCGACTTCCCGCTGCCGCTCTCGCCGACGACGGCGACGAAGCCGCCGTGCTTCGCGGCGTAGTACATCGTTTCGCGGATGTACCGCTGTTCGCGGCTGAGGTAGACGTCCTGCGGTCCCTGCACGTCGTCGATGAACGGGTGTCGCGCCAGGTTGAATTGCTGCCGTGCAGCGGGTGATAACATCTCTGCCTCCGGTAGTTCGAAAGGCGCTTCCTGCGGCTCGGGTTTGGCCTCGGGGTTTTTCCGCCGGTTGCGCTGCTGCTGGGGGGCGGCGTGGGCATCGACCTGACCGTCGATGACCCACGCCGTTTCGATTTCCTCTTCGGGGACGCCGCGCTCGCGCAGGAGCTCGGCCGTCGCGGCCTTGATAGCGTCGGCTTCGATCGTCACGGGCCACTTCCGGCGCGTAATCAGCGTCGACAGCGTGGCCGCGGCCATCGTGTTGCCTGCGCGCGATCCGGACTCGTACTTGATGCGCGCGCGCAGGTCGCTCTGCTCGATCTGATGCCGCAGAAGGATCTCGCGCAGCTTGTAGGGCGCTGCGCTTTCCACGCTTGTGATGGCACGTCCGCGCATGCTCAGTCTCCCAGCGCGAACTCGAGCTTGCCGGGCGACACGCGCGCGGCGATCGCATCGCGCGGAAGCGCGAGCAGCTCGCCGGCTCGCGTGCCGCTCTTCGCGCCGGCAGCGATGACGACGCACCAGATCCGCGCGTTGTCGGCGACGACAGTGCCCTGGTTCGAAAGTAGCGAGAGGACGCTGTGCTCGGCTGGTGCCGGCAGCGCTTCGCGGTTGGGTTGAGCGATGAAGTACGAGCCCGGCGTCATCTCGAAGAGATGGCGGGTCGGTGCGTGGATTCGCTCGGCGCCAGAGGGGGCTTGGGTCTGCATGATGATTCTCCTGTTGAGGGGCAACGGAAGGGAGGCGCAGGGAGCTACTCCCGCAGCGGCGGCGCGGCCTCGAGATCGCCGGCGGTTTGAACGAAGGTTTCGAAAACTCCGATTTCGCGTTTGCGATAAGGGACGACGTCAGCAGCCGCGCGTTCGCGAAATGCGCTGGGCTCGACTTGCTCCAGCGGTGTGATCGTGTAGTCGCCGTACGGGAGCTTGTAGAGCGAGCCCGGTGCGACGTAACCGCAGTCGCCCGGCGCCAGTAGGCACGCAATAACGACGACACAACGCTCTCGAGGGAGAGATGGCTTGCCGTTCTCGTCGCAGCTGACGAGAGGCATTCCTTCGCTGAGCAACAACGTGCAAACGCAAAGATTCAGCTCGGGTGCGTGCACGATGAAAGCCTCGCCGGGTTTCGCGTCTTTCAGTAGCAAGGCTTTGTTGATCGATACCGTTGCGCGCATGGGACTGCTCACTTGATCGCGACGAGGCGCGGCGCCTCATCGAACACCGGCGGCGAGCCGGCAGCGGAAAGCTGTTGAAGTCGTGCGACGAGACCGTCGAGCTCATCGGGCTCGACGCCGTCCGGAAACCACGCCTGCACGGCCTCTCGCTCCCGCTGCTCGAGCGCGCGGCCGAAGCGCGCGCGCAGTTCGAACAGCACCTCGACGAGGTCGAGCGGTTTCAGCTCGATGTGCACAGGATTCGGCAGGTGCAGCTCGGTGCCGCGACGCTGCAGGTAGGAGGGCGTGCGCTCGGCCTTCTCGCGCAGGTCTGCGAACGGATCGACCTCGCCACCGAACGCGACCGCGCCTTTGGCCTTCTTGTCGAGTGCGTCGAGTGTTTCGCGCTCGCCGAACGCGCGCTCGTTCGCGGTCTTGCGCGCGGCATCGACATCCGTGTCGGGCGCGGCGGCGAAGCGCTCGCCGAATGCCGGTGCCTCGGAGAAAAAGCCGGCGGCATCGCGTGCAACCGGCTCGCACTCGTAGTACCGCACGCTGCCGTCGGCCTCGTAGCCGACCACGTAGATCGCGGGTGCACGATAGGGATTGACGAGCACCTCGACGCGCTCGCCGACGCGGACATTCGGCACATCGGCGACGCTGTATGTCGCACGGTCGTGCCCGCGCGCCTTGTAGCTGATCGTGAGATTGCCGGCGACGGTGCGCGGCTCGGGCTTGCTATGCATCAGCACCGAGCAGGCCTCGGCCGGCGGGCAGAGGCGCAGCTGCTCGGTTCGGATCGTCTGCCAGAGCGCATCACGCGTGTGGCCGTGCCGGCGCATCGCGCGCGCGCCGTTGAAACTCCGCAGCCACGTGTCGAGGTGACCGTTGAGCTGCTCGATGCTGTCGGTCTTCGTGAACGTCAGCCGGCCTTCAAACGAGCGCTCGATGATGTTGTGCGTCGTCTCGACCTGCCCCTTCGCGCGCGGGTTGCCGGGCACGTGCGCCCAATGGCGAACGCCGAGCGCGGTGAGGAGATTGCCGATGCCGTGGCTCTGGTTCGCGCTGCCCGCATCCCACACCATCATCCACGGCACGCCGTGCATGACGCGCTCGCCCTGCGGGTGCATCGCCCACATCAGGAAATCGAACAGCGTGCGCTGGTCCTCGCCAGCGACGTTGTAGTAGCGCGCGGTGACCGCGCCGCTGTAGTGATCGGTGAGCGCGTAGCGCAGCACGCGCCGGTTGTTCACCTTCGCGAGGTCGGCCGGCTTGCGCGCGTTGAACTTGCGTTCGTCCATCACGGCGGCCGAGCCGTTGCGCAGGTAGTAGAGAACGCACACGGACGCATCGAGCTGCCAGACGTGGTTCGGGTGCAGGCTGCGCATCGATACGTGCGGATCCGGCCGCGCGAGCTGCGCCGGGTGACAGCCGTGCCGACGCATGAGGCGCTGCATCGTTGCGGCGCTCACCTCTTCTTTCAGGAGCCCGTTAGCGCGCGCGATATCGATCGCATCGTTGACCGAGAGCAGCGCCTTGCCGGTCGTACGGCGCGACGCCTGCAGCAGCGCGGCGACGTCGCGCACCGCATGCTCGCCGACGCGGCTGTCGCCCTTGTCCGAGCGCAGCCGGCGTCCGCTCTGGAAGCCGACGCGGCGCAGCCGGGTATAGAGCGTCTGCACGCTGATGCCGAGCGTGTCGGCGCCGCGTTGCGCGAGCGCGCCGCGCTGCCCTCGCGGGGCTTCGCGGATCGATTTCGCCAAGTCGGTCAACAGCTGCATTTCCGCCAGTTCCCCTGGATGCATGGCCCCGATTCCCGTCCCTCGTCCCTGATCAGCGTCCGAGCGTGTCCTCGAACTTCTCGACCCACGGCGCGATCAGCTCCGCGCCGGCGTCCAGGGCCTGCGAGATTTCTTCGTCGGGGTGCTCGCCGATGTCGTCGTAGAGCTTGCGGATCGCCTCGATCGTCCCGGCCGCGGCCTTGAGGTTGGCGGCAACATCCAGCGCGAAGCGGTTGTAGTCGGCGACGAGCTCGTCGGCCTGCTCGCGCGCGCTGTTCTTCGTCAAGCGGCGGCTGAGCTTGTTGATGCGCTCATCCTTCTTGCGGATGATCTCTTCGTCCGCCGACTTCTCTTCCGCGCGCTCGGCGCGTTCCGCGCGCAGAGCTGCCCGAAGTTCGCGCGTGGACATCGTGCCGATCTTGTCGAGCGTAAGGCCCGCGACGGTTCCACCTTTCTCCAACGCGTCGAGCGTCTCGTCGTCTTCGGCGACGAGCTCCAGCGTCTTTGTGACGCCGAGCCCGGAAATGCGCGGGCGGTCGCGCATCTTGATCGCGGCTTGCATCGCCCGCTGCGCGAACCGCGGCGCGACGCCGATGCGTTCGAGTGCCGGCAGGAACATGCCGTGCGGTTCGCGTTCGCGAATGTGGATCAGGATGAGCCCGAGCTCGACCAGGCGCAGGCTGGTTTCAACGACGAGTTCTCTGCCGCGCGCGATGAACCGCTCGTAGTCGTACGGAATGTCGATCGCGTACTGCTGCGCGACCAGCGCGATTTGCTGGGCATGCAACGTCGCCGCCTCCCCTACTTCGGCGAGGGCAGCCTCGTCGATGTTGGCGTCAGCGATGCGATCGGTCTCTTGTGAAGGACGGGCTCTGGAAGGACGTGCCATGTCGGAGGGCTCTCGTGGTCGAGTTAGCGATCGCGCGTAAAACGCTGGCGCACCTCGTCGAGGCGATCCTGCGCGCGGGTGAAGGCGGTACTCGCGGCGAGCGAGACCTGAACGATGCGAGGCGTAAGGCGCCAACGGCCGCTACCGTTGTCCATCGGCTCGGCAAGACCGGCTTCGCGCAGGTTCGCGAGGTCACGTGTGACGTTGCTCGCGCTCGTGCGCAGCGCGCTCGCCAGCTCGCTCGGCGCAATCCCTTCGATCTCGTGCCCGGCGAGCCGCATGAGCATCTGCAAGATGCGCTGCTGCGCCGCGTTGATGTAGCGATCGGTCATGAGAGACTGAGCTCCGGTTGTTCGTTGAGATCGACGTGCGCTCGTTCGCTCGCGAGGTGCTCGATCGCGACGGTGAGAGCGTTCACGGTTTCCTGCTTGCCGCACTGCCCGGCGGCGAAAGAGATCAGCGACCCGATCGCGTCATGGCAGATGCGCTGC